ACCTTGGGGCGGTAGAGGTCGTCGGTTCAAATCCGGTCACTCCGACCAAAAGCCCAAAGTGCGGTTGTTAAATTAATTATCTAATTGTTTTTTCATTTCCAACATACCTTTCAAGTTTCAATATAATAATTTCAAATAAATATTAATCATCATAACAAGGTACAGAGCAATTCTCACAAGCAGGAGAATCTGTAAGATAAAATATACATTCCTCACAGTGGGCATAACAACAACAGTTATCATAATCGCATACCTTATCGGCACATTTGCCATGGTCAGTATTTTCTTTACACCAAAAATTAAACTCTTTCATTTTAAAAGCTCCTTTATTATTCAAATTTGAGATTATTCACAGCTTTGCACATCTGATTGAAATTGCTATGTACATAACGCTGGGTAGTTGTTATATCAACGTGTCCGAGCAATGCTCTAAGGGTTTCAATATCTGCACCGCACTGAATAAGATACGTTGCATAGCTATGTCTAAGCTTGTGCGGAGTGAGATACTGTAAATCAGGGTACTTTATTTTCTGTTGCTCATAGAACGCTCTGTAGAGCCTGTTATAACGTCTAAGGGATATAACTGTATGCGTTATAGGTGAAACGAACAGAAAGCCGTCTGAGACGTCCTGAGAGCGTATCTGATGAAGAATAGCTATTGCATTACTATGCAAAGGGATAAGCCTATCACGGCGTGATTTTGTGGTCTGTACAATCCTATCACCGCATGAAGTATGTACGAGTGTCTGACAAACCTTAAGATACCTGTTATCAAGGTCTATATTATCCCAACTAAGGGCGAGAAGTTCACCACGGCGGAGACCTGTCCACAAGTCAAGCTGAAACATTCTGCAAACGCTGCTATCATCATCAAAAAGATGTACAAGATTATCAGGGCTGAAATATTCAGCTTCTTTTTTTATACGTTTTGGAGGTTTAACATAGTCGCAAGGGTTTTTGTCACAATAACCATTAACTATAGCTTCACGGAATACACGTTTTAACAGAAAGTATGCACGACGTTGACGTTCGTTGCTGTATGTAAGCGTAGATTTTAAACAATTCTGAATATCAATAGGCTTGACATCTGTAAGCTCCATATCGGCTATATAACCGAAGTGTTTTTGATTTATATAGTAATAGTCCTTATAGCAATCATAGGCTATCACATCAACGCAGTATGCGTTATAGAACATCTCAAACCATTCTTTAAAAATCATAGGACATCATCATTTCCATTCTCTTTAAGATATTGAAGTATATCATTGCAATTCTTTTCGACCTGACTTGAAAAGGTGAAACTGCTTTCATACTGAAAACAGACATTAGCACGAGGGGGAGAAACTATAGGCAAATCATCTTTAAAGTCTGAATTGCAATAGATTTCTTTAGTTTTGCGGACTATGTTCTTGCTACTCCAGAAGAACTTGCCAAAAATCTTTTTTACGTCCTTTGTTATGTACTTTGTGACGTAAAAAGCTAGATTAGACATCTGTCCGTAAGTCTGAATAGCTGTTGAGAAACCATAGCGCCAATCAGACACGTTATATACAACAGGCAAATCAGATATAACACAGCCGAGCTTATCACATATATGCAGGCGCTTTATAGTATCTATTTTAAGGGGCTTGTCATGACCCTTAACAAGACGTGTACCACTATCAACGAACTTAAAGTCACAATCGTTTATAAGAGCGTGACAATGTATACCGCCTTTTTTGTGAAACTCAGGAACAAGGACATAACGCAAGCCTTTACGTTGAACAGCATTATCAAACCAACGTTTCAAGGGCTTAAAGACTTCCCGAGGGTCGGAGCGGTCAAAATCTTTACCGCTGAATGTTATAGTAAGAAAGTACTTCCAATCATTCTGATAAACAATATCAAAGATACTTTGCTTTGCTCTTTGAACACTATCGGAACGAACTTCACCGCTTTGTGACTGCTTATCTTTAAACTTGCGAGTGTCAAGCATATCAAACGTTATGTTTCCGTTTTCGTCCTCATACTCAAAATAACATATGTAATTTTCACGAGCCTTTTTAAGTTGCTCTTGTCTTGAACGTTCGTCAATACTATGCTCATGCTTGCAGTGATACTCAAATGCAGGGTCTTTAAAAATGTGTCGGTCAGAACGTGTTATAGTATAACTGCCGTCACGATATTCCTTTATCTTTGTATTACACTTGACCTCTTTAGAGGACGTTTTTAGGGACATTTTTAACACCTCATTTTTAAAAGTGAGTACTTTTTGTGGCTAATATCAAGTAATAGCCACACGCACCGCAGGGCGGCGCAAGCGCTCGCCCCTGCGGTCGCTCGTGGCTATACGCCACGCCTTTTTCGCAGACTTCTGCTTGTCTTTCTATCGTGCATTATGTCACTTGTGACATCTACTCCACGATTAGCAAGTATTTCCGTGTCGCTGATATACTCCTTATCAAGCATATTATCTACAAGCTGAGAAGTATCATAAAGCTGTCGGCTCTGATTAGTCTGCAAATACAAACGGCTGTAAAGCTTTTTCGGCATATATGACTTATTCTCAGTATATGCCTCATACTCGTCTATATCGTAGGTTTTGACCTTAATAAGGCGTGTATAAGGGTGACGGAATGTAGCACGGCACGTTGACACTGTAGCCGTTATATCACGTATCTGCTTATCAAGCAGATTGAAGCGTTGCACTGTAGCAAGTATCATCATTTTGCGCTTTCTACATTGACAAAGGTGCTGAAAAAGCGGTTTAGGAACGGCTCTTTTACCACCTGAAAAATCTCGTGAATTGAAGATAGTGCCTATCTCATCAATCACCACAATACAATTTTTAGGAGCGTGCAGGATATCTTGTGCGGAATTAAGCTTGTATATATTCGTCCACTCAGGGAAGTTTTGAAGATTGATATTTGTAAGTATAGACAACTGAGGATAACGCACGCAATAGTTATATGCTATCTGAGCGAGGGTTGACGTTTTACCAGTGCCGAATTTACCAGTATAAAGGTGTATGCCCCAACCTTGAAAGATAGCGGAATTATTGAAGTATGCACCGAAAAGGTGGTCATACACCTCATAGGTAATAAAAGGCGGTATTTGTTTTATGTAATCAAATATAATCATAACAAATCACCTACACAGCACTTGCACAACGTGTCATGCGTATCATCACATTATAGAAAAACTTGCAGAAGATACAGAGCATAACCACAGCGAATATAAAAGCCATGCCGAGAAGCAAAGCGTCATATCTATTCATGACTTCTTGCGAAAGATCACAGCCCATTGACTTCAAAAGTTGAAAAAATGGGTTGTTTTCATCAAACACTATGTGTACTTTCATTATCGTTCACCTCACTATCATTAGTTTCAACCGCAGGAACGGCTTTTATTTCAACATCTTCACCGAACATAAGATACTCAATAAGCTGTTTTCTGTTTCCGCTGAACTCATGTTCAGCCTTGAACCTTTTGAGGTCAGTGAAGAAACCTATAACACCGCTTATGGTACAGACCATAAAGCAGACGGCAAGTATAAACAAAACCAAGTTAATCATTTTTCTACCTCCTAACGAGCCATACAATTGAAGCTATCATAAGGACAGCAAGAACAAAACATATTATATTAACCATTATAATTACTCCTATCGTTTTAAAAGATATATAATGAAAGCAGCAGAACAAGATAAAACCATACTACCGACTACGACAGAACCAAGAGAAAAAGAAAAAGAGCCAAAATCAAAAGTATAAGACATACAGAGAGTTAAATTATAAAAGATAGCTTTGAAAGCATAAATAATATCCATACACACCACCTTATTTAATAAGATTAGAAACAGCATTAAAAATATACTGAGAAATGTTACGGCAGGCAGTAAAGCCAGTTGAAAAAATAGTTTCAAGAACAGCGTCAGGGATAAGATAAAACAATATAGCAGATACAAGAATAGCAACTACACGCATAATATACCCCCTTATTGAATGACATACTTAATAAGTGCAAGTGTGAGAAATGTAACAAACCATGCTGTAAAAGTAGCAATAAACCAATCAGGAAGAATACGGATTGAAGCAGTTAAAAACTCAAAATATGAACTAGAAGTTGAGAAAATAGACGAAAAGTCAGTATAATCAACACTAGCAAAATTTTTAGAAAAAGTATTATCTTTATCATGCTTCTTCTGTTCTTCAAGTGTGCGTTCTTCTGATAAAGTACCGTCTTTATTTACTGATTGATAAGTACCAGGTTTAACAGGGTGCATTGAATAATCAAAAGGGTTAGTTTTAATCATATCAATATCATTGCCTTTGCCGTCTTTAAGCGGAACGTATTTCGGATAACTATCAAAGCTGAATTGAGCAGTATAAACAGAATAACAATCAGATTTTGAAAAATAATCAAGATAACCAGTATCATCAGTATCCCATTTATCAACATTAATATAATCAATATTATTAAAGTTAACACCATTAGGACCTCTATCAACACTATAAGCTGATTTAAAGCTACCATCAAAAACAGATTGACCGCTTTCCGTAGGGAATAAAGTTTCACAAGTAAGGATAGAATTTAAAACGGATATAACTTCAAACTTTTCTGCATCTATATTTTCAAGAGGTATAGAAAGCTGATAAGTAGGCAAATTCTTTATAACAGCCTGATATTTTTTATAAGAGCAATTTTCAGAAACAATATCAGATTGCATTGTATGTTTGAAATATTCTTTAAAATCTACAGTAAAGTACGGATACAAACCATTAGCATAAACAGCCGTACTAGTTGAGCCGTCTATATCTCCATTATCTTTATCAACAATACTATAACGTTGTTGAGATAGATATGTATATACACTGTTTTGTGTAACAGTTCTAAGAGGTTTAGAGGGATCTGAAAGAGATATAAAATAAATACACTTAGATTTACCACAGCCTGTTAAATCAAAAACTTCTGCAAGATTTTTTGTACCAAGAATAGCTTCAATACTTTCACTATCAAGTTTTCCAACTTCAACATTTAATTTCATTTCAGCATAGCGCCTAATATACCAATCAAGATAATCTTGATTAAGAGTCAATGTAACATCAATAGACTTTGTTTCATAATCAGAAGTTTTACGTTTAAGATTAAGTTTCAGGTCAGGACTATATGTAACAGAAAAAGGAGCAGGAACAGCGTTAGGGTCAGTAGGTGTTATATCATCGCCGTTGTTAGTTATTTTAATATTAGATTTAAAGATGTGATTAGGATAAGAATGTGATTGTTCATCATCATCAACATATAAAGAAAAAGAAGATACATCAACATTAGCACAATATTCTAAATCATCTATGTCAGAGTTACCATAGTCAGAAACACGAGCCTTAATAAAAGAATTAGTAAAAGATGATGAATAGCGACCATGTGTAAGAATTAATGTATCATTAACCAAAATATCATCAGGAATAAAGAAAATGTAATACCACCAATAATACTGTGAACTATCCTCAGAATATGTCATAATATAATGAGAATTTTCAATATCAATATTGTTATTTTTTGCATAATCAATCATTTGTGAAAATCGTTTCACACGAATAACGTTACTAGACGAACCCCCACCGCTTACATCATCAAGTGCAAACACAGGCACCACACAAGCCGAACACATCACGATAAGTGCAAGCACTAATGACAGCGTTGCTTTAAGTTTTCTATTTATCATAATTCCCCCTTAAAAATTAGCATAATAAAAGGGCAGTTCACTGAATGAACTGCCCTCGTTGCTGTCAGGCTTACGCCTTTACGTACTTTTTGAACATTCTGATAGCAATGCCGATTACAGTTGTCAGAGTTATCACAGGGATAAGAGCGACGATAGAATCGGAAATGCCCTGAATAGCAGAGTTAGCGAACTGTGTCATAACTTCACCGACATTTACGAGAGTATTGCCACCTTCTGCAGTTGTAGAAACAGGATTCATTAACACATTCTCCTTTCTTAATTAATTAAGCTATATATCCACTTGCCAAACTTGATGACAAGATAAATACCGATAGATATTGTTATCAAAAAGCATATAGTGCCTAAATATGAAATTGTAATATTTTGATTATTGATTATAGTGTGCTGATTTTCGATAACAGCCGACATAGTATATTCATCAGTCTGCTCAGAGGTAGAAACAGACGATACATCAATTTGTGAAGAAGTGACATCATTCAACGCCCACAACCTCAATTCCCTGAGCCTGTCGCTCCAGTTCTTTAACACGGAACTGCAGTTTAGATATTTCCTTATTCTTCTTATCAATAGCCTTGAAACAACGAGTAAGGCAATAAAACAGGGCAAGCGCCACCACCAAGCAAAAATAAAGTGCGTATACTGTCATGTTCAAGCCCCCTTAGATAATGACCGCTTCAAGCTTCTTCTTATCGTTGTAGAAATACTGGATTTCCGTTCCGACAAGTTCTCCGATATCTTTCATAGACACATCTTTACCGAACACGTTTCCTCTTTCGCTCCAAGCACACTTGCAGTCATTGGCGATAGTGTAACCGACACCCTGAACGAAATTTGAATCATCTGCCAACTTGTTTTCTATAGGCTTCTGCACCTGCAAAACCAAGTTGTCATAGTCGATTGATTTTCCGTTATCGTCCGTGAATGTGCCTTTCTTGTGGATCGCTCCTATAAGTATTCCTCTCATGTTTTTTCCTTTCTGCGGTTGAGGTTATCCGCTCACCTTTACTTTATGTTTAGGTCATATGTAACCTACAATTAGCATTATAGGTCACATATAGCCTATTGTCAAGACTTTTAAGGTCACTTGTGATATAATTTGTTTACTTAAACAAAATTAAGGCGATTAAATTATGATAAATTACCAAAAGTGTAACAACAAAGGAGTGACAAAAATTAGTACAAATTATTATCCAAGGTTGAAAGACCTCAGAGAGGACAAAGATTTAAGCCAAGAAGATGTGGCAAGAATACTAGGGACAGAGCAATCATATTATGCCAAGTATGAAAACGGCGTAAGACCAATCCCATTTGAAAGAGTAATAAAGCTTGCGCTTTTTTATGATGTGAGCATTGACTATATAGCAGGATTGACAAATGACAAACGCGGCAGAGGATACAAGGAGCAAAGCAACGGAAAATACAACATAACACAGAAAAACAGCCCTAAGGCTGTTATCAAAATCAAGGAGGAAAAGTAAATGGAAGCGGTATTAACAACCTTAACATTTTGGTTTATAGCCGGGCTAATCGTATTTATACTGATAATCATATCAATCATTGGAACATGGTTTGAAGCACGTGAAATGCGCAAGGAACTGGAGCAGGTCAACGCATACCTTGCAACGCTCAATGACAACTTGATTATAGGTTTTCAGAACAACGACCGCCAAAGCCGCAACTTCTGAGAGCCTGCCGCCCTCGTTCCTGCTTTCCTGAGCTGTCGCTCTTGCCGTCCTGCGGAGCTTGTGCGCTTTTCTGCACTGTGCTGTCGCCCCTGCCGTGCTGTTTCACCCTTGTGGAGCTTGTGCGCTCCCCCTGCACTGTGCCTGTTT